AAATAGTACATAATCAAGTTAAAAATGCAAAATACAAAAACTTTTTGAAAATCTAAAAATAATTCAATTATGTACTCTTTTTTAAGTCTATGGTAAACCTTTCATAAACTCTTCTATATATTCTCTTAGCATTCCATGATACCTCTATGTAGGTATTTTGAGACTGTAAAGCAATAGTAGCGTAATAGTTCTATATAACATTATAAAAAGAGCCAATTATGCGCTTACGCTGCTATTTTTATACTTCTGATAATATATTCATTCATACTTCTATACATTTTTTTAGTATTCTATGATACCCCTATTTAGGTATTTCAAGGTTCTTCAATTCATGACCGAACATTCGTCCATAACATTCTTTAATAAATCTATGTTATAGTAAATGATACTATGGATAATGAACTATTTACTTCAATCAGTAATGGGGACATAAAAAATAGTATTCTGATAACAACAAAAATCATCTTTCTACATAATTCATTTGAGTTGCTTGAAAATGTTTACATAGATGTTTGTGCCTACATAGGCTCCTTTATATCTCTATATGATATCAGTAAGCTCATAGATATCTATGCAAATACAAAAAAAATTATAGAAACTGAAAAGATTGTCATTAAAGACATATATGTTCTTATTACTAAAATGTGTATTTTATGTGATATTTATAATAAGCACCCTATTGCAAAATGTGGTTCCATCTCTTTGAAGGCGTTGAAAGATAAAATAGCCCCCTTCTTTCATAGTGAGGACATGAAATTGTCTTCAAATGGTATCATGAGATTTGATGGCATATTACCACCACATGACAACGAGAATTATCAAGTGGCTCTTCGCATTATAGCAATTATTATAAAGACTATCAAGTCCACTGATAATATTTCAGTGGATCATGGTGACACGCTCAGTCATACTGCAAATAATTTAAGACATGTCTTAGATTATATATTGAGAACAAAGTATAAGTTTGAGACCAAGTTTTATACAACAGACAATGATAATGCATGGTTTCTCTGGGGGGTCTTTAGTATACTTTATAAAGAGGAATATATGAATGATGCTTTCTGGTTATATAATTATGAATTCAAGAAAAAACACAAACCAAAACGCATTGGTATCATCTGGTCTCTTGCAATGATATCCATCTATATACATAAGCGCGACATTTCACGTGGGTGGAATGAAAAAGAGACCTCTGTCATCAAAAAAATAGAGGAAATTGGTATCAAACTTTACAATGAAATACGCCACAAATTGATAGAAGAATATCCTGAAGAGGCTCTGCAAGCTAAACAAATGCACGGACAGAAAGTTTCTGAAAACAAGAATGATGGACTTGATTTTATACTTCATTTTATTCCTGTCATGTCTTCACAGCCAACGAATTCGCGTACTACCACAGATAGCCATAAACAGGATTTTAAGGATATTCGCTCTATTGCATTCTAAAGAAGTTTCTCACACAAATATATTGTGTCCTTACTAGATGTCTTATGGAGGACGTCATGGGTGTTGCTATACATTTCAACGATTACATGCATATTTTTTGCATTTTTTTCTAATGACTTGAGATTGAATGTCTTCAAGAAATTGATAAGATGTATCTTAGCGTCTTTGATAAGCTCATCAAAGTTTTCCTTTTCACTGTATTTTTCAATATCCATCCAAATACTGTAACCTTCAAAGATACTTGTCTTAAACTCTACCTTTCTATATGTTTCCATTTGCATCTTATAATGAGCCTATATCTTATTATATTTTTTAATAATATCTTGTTTGGAGATACTATAGGCTCCAGTATTTGTATCCTTTTTAAACCTTATTTTATTCAATTTTTTCAACATACTTGCGTTATTTCCATTCATCCTGTGCCTTGTTATATATCCGTTCATAATTTTAATGAACCAATTTGTATTTTCATTATCATCTTGAGAACACTTTCTAACATGACCCACGCTAAATCCTACACGTCGAATAGCCAAAGTACAATCTGGTCTTTTTACAAATTGATACCAACCATTTGGCATCTCTTTGACAGGTTTTTTCCTAGGATAATCCCTCTTCTCCCATATTTGAAATATACATGGGACGTCATATGGTTTATCATTATAGATAAATGAATATTCAGGAAGTTCCTTTTGATATAGCAGATGATACTGTAATGCAAAGGATTTTTGAAAACTGGCTTTCTTGAAACTCCTAGGTAATATGAAAGAAATTGAACTGGCATTTAATGCAGCACAATGTTTGATGAACTTAATAGCAGTTGAAGACTTCCTGCCAAAAGGCGGATTTCCAAATATATGCAGACTTCTACTGCTATCCCCTTTATATTTCAAAAAGTTCTGTTTTTCTATTTCTAAGTGTTCTGGTTTTATATCAAAAAATCTCCAGTTATGTGAAAGTTTCTTGATAAAAGGTATGAAGACTCCTTTGCCTGCAGCAGGTTCAATTACCATATCTGATTTCTTTATTTTCAAATGCTTCTTAACATGTTGATAACATAGCTTGGCAACTTTGTTATTGGTATAATATTTATCAATTGGATTTCTTTTAAGCCCCGCTCTTCTCTTTCTGCTACCTCCTATCATCTTACTTGTAAATAGATATAAAAACTTATCAAGAATATATAATAAAATGACAGAATCAGAACATACATCATTAGCATCTGATAATAATTTTGATGATACCTATTTCGATGTCATTGATACACCACTGAAAGCCTATATTCTAGGTCTTATTGTATACAATATTAAACATAATGATGATAATAAGAAAATTATTTCTGTGGAGCTGACTATTGATGATAATGTCAAGTGTATGAAATATAACAACTATTTTCGGAATATTGACAAAATCAAGAGGGTACTAAGTAAGCTAGGAAATTGTGTCTACAATCTCAATAACAATATCATTGTCCTCACAATTACTTCTGAAAATATCATAACAAATATTCACAAACACCTTGGAGTATCATCACTATCTTTCATTTGTGATATGGATGTCACCCATTTCTTAGAGCATACGAAGGAACCCATGATTCAAAATCAGTTTATCAAGGCTTATATTGAAAAATATGGCAACATAACGCATGAAAATGACAGCAGCAAGCTTTACATTACATTTTATCAAGAGAATAATCTAGATAAGGTAACCAATCTATATAATATTCCCTATGTAAAAAACAAGCTATTCAATCTAAATATTGCTAATTATACCAATGTGAATGTCATTGATTTGATGGGACTTCTCTATTTGGATGATAATATTCCATATATCAATTTGAAACTTTATGATAACTTCTACAAGATTTTCAACAATGAAAATGAAAATGTTCTGCCTCAGTTGAAAGTTTATAGGACTTGCCAAGAAGCTGTGCTACCATCAAAATGTCGTGCATCAGACGTAGGCTATGATCTGACTATTGTCAAGGAAGCAAAGGTTTTGAATACCAATACTAAGCTATATGACACTGGTATCAAGCTTGACATTCCCAATGGATATTATGTAGAAATTGTTCCACGCAGCTCTCTAAGTAAATCAGGATATATGCTAGCGAACAGTGTGGGTATCATCGATCAGAGTTATAGAGGTAATCTCTATGTTGCTCTCACAAAAATAAATAGCGAAACTGTTGAACCTGAGCTTCCATGGAGATGCTGCCAAATAATCCTCAAAAAACAAATCTATGGCAAAATTGTAGAAAGCAAACAAGATTTCAATGAGACAAATAGAGATGTAGGAGGCTTTGGTAGCACTAATTAGAACACAGAGCATATTCTTATAATTTTTGACAGAATACAATCAAAGGTTTCTAGGCCATAATGGATGAATAGAGCATTCTTACTATGAGACATATTACATATGAATAAAGCAGGGCTGATATTTTTTATTTTTTCTCTAACAATAATACTATTTGTTCCTATGTTCCACAAGTCCACAGTAGACTGAATACACTTCAGAATAGGATAGCTAATATGCATTTTTTCAAGTATCTCATTGCGAATAGCATTATGTTCTGCTAAACTGCTATTTTCATCCGTTCGCTCTTTCATAGTATTATATAAACCTTTCATATCTATGTTATAGGTTGATACATGATTCAATAAGGACCTCTGTTCTTTGGTCCATATTCTCAAATGCATCAAGTTTTTCTTTGACAAAGTCAGAACAACAATATGGGCCTGTAATGTACCATGGATGAAATAAATATTGTTATCATATTTAATTTCTCTTACTTCTGAACCTTGTATGATTTTGACACCATTTTCGGCCAAATATTGCATCATCCTTTTTATCAAGATAGTTATGTCATCATCCAATTTATAATACTCATATTTGCATGTTATATCGTTTGTAAACATAGTTATACAATCCATGGCATTCATATTTGCGTAAATATATTCATAATCATTCAGATTATTCTGTAATATTTCATATTCATAGACATTCAAGATGCTTTTACAGAATTTGGAAAATGACTGTGAAATGATGTTCTTCTTCGGAATAAGTCTAGATTTTGCTATGATATATTGGAGAAGATTGAATAAACGCTCATTTTGCCGAATAGAAAAGCTAGAATAATTGATACTGAACTTATTCAACAGATTGATATACAATGTATGGGTCTTATTAAAGATTGCATAATTGTTGTATTTGATATTGCCAAGGGTTTCTTTTTTATCCATGATGCATACATCATAGCCTAATTCTACTAGCTTGATAGCAGAATACAAGCCTATTATATTACCCCCTACTACAACTATATTCTTTTTCATCCTAGATGAGTTTTATTTGTTATATCATAAATATTTTTTATGTATGTATGCGTACTATATTACCTTATTTTTACCTCCTATATTGATAACTTATATTATGGGAAATCAATCATCCAGACAATATACATATCAACAGTACTATAGTGCTATACAGCAATCCGGGAATATACAGAACGTGGATTTTAAAAATATTGATGTAGATACATTGGACCCTTATGAAGTTTTGAATGTTTCCAAGAAGTTTACTTGGGATGAGCTCAAAGAGGCCTATAGGAAACTCGCAATCAACACACATCCAGATAAGGCAGGGGGTAATAAAGAACTCTTCAATATTATAACCTACTGCTTCAAGAAACTGGCAGTAGAATATAAGAATAGGGAGGCAGATAGACAGCACTTTGACTTAAAGAAACAGTCTGCCGAATATTTTGATAGAATGACAAGCCATACTGTAGAACATCCTAGCGAAGTATTGAAACCTGCCAAAGATATAACAAATGAAGTCTTTAATAAGAACTTTGAAAAATGTAAAGTACAAGACGATGAGATGGAATTTGGATATGGCTCTATGATGGATGCTTCTTCCAAAAAAAGGGAAGATATCAATATTGAGCGATTGATTAAAAAAGACAAGTTAGATAATGAGAGTTTTAATAGTATATTCAATAAGAATGTACCTGTATCCAAACAGGTGGTAAAATATAAAGAACCAGAACCGCTTTTATTAGCCAAAAACCTGCAATTTACAGAATTAGGAGGAAAGCGCCCAGATGATTACACAAGTAGCATGGAAAAAGCAAATACCTTGGCATATACAGACTATATGAAAGCACATGATGGAACGAGATTGGTTGACCCTGAAATCATCAAGAAGATGAAAGACTTCAAATCAGTGGAAGAATATGAAAAATACAGAAACAGCAAAATAAAACGAGGGCTTTCTGAGAAGGAAAGGAAGCTTCTTGAAGAAAAAAAATTGAAAGAAGAGAAGCAAGAATTTGAGAGGTTAGAGAGATTGAAAACATATGACAAGAGAGTTGAGAAATCTTATGAGAAGGCCAATAGATTATTTCTGCAATAGTTGCAAAATAGCTTTGTTTTTCTCTGTGTCCGACCAGCCTTGTTGAAAAAGTTGGCGAGACATATTGATATCCGTGTAAATGTAATTATTCAATGGAAACTTTCTACCCCACATATTTCTATGGACGCAGAGTGTATTCATAGTCGGCTTGGAACCTGCTTCAATGAATATTTTATTACGCGAAATGTCTCCATCCATGTAATATTTATTATCATATTGCCGACACATCAATGTTCCTGATAAATACGGGATATAAGAACTACAAAGGCAAAAATCAATGAGATCATTCACATCTTTAAAACCGGTTTTCTTTTCATTCGAAAGTTTGTTATTTGAATTATCATAATGTGTTGCAATGACAGACAGAGGCATGGTTTGTATCTTAGTAGCAGGAACATCTTTGTATCTGGCTTTGAGGTTCCTTTCTATATTCTCTTGAAATACATTGAGGTTATTATGCAGTCTTATTTTGAGGTTAGGGTCTCCGACTGTCATATTCCATATCTTGTCATGGTCTGTAAGGTTATTTTCTAATTCAAACAATAGAGAACACCAAGCACCACCTGATACACCTGTCAGTGTATAGTCTTTCAATTGGAAGTGTTCCTTGATATATCCTATAACACCCATACTGTAGGGAAGAAACATCCCTGTTCCAAGGATATTGATAGAAATATAGGAACGCACAGACATGATATTCAGCAAACTTACAAATAACAAAAGAAGCGGGGTGTATCTCATTTACTTATTATAATTGCAATAATTTTTATTAGGTTTTTTATACAGATTATTGTGGCATCCATTTGTTTTTCTCTTCTGTTATATCACGATTTCTCATGTAAGTCAAGAACTTCTTTGCCTCTTCTTCGTTACCTGCAGAAAAATAGGAGCACATATCATGAATACATTTTTGGTTATTATTAATCGTTGCTAGAATAATATTACGCATTTGTACCTTATATAAGTCTGAAATAAATGGGGGTTGGTTGACTAACCACCTATTATGCATTGCTGCAAAGGTCTCTTTATTATTTGGCAGATTTTCAACCTCTCCATTCTCGTATGCAATTGATATGATACTATCTTGTAATGTTACACTTGTAATAGCAAGCTTATCTTGTTCCATTTCTATAATAAATACTGATATATTATTTATGTATTTTTTTTCGTAAAGAAAAATAGTATGAATTACTACGACATAGTCATTATAGGCGCGGGTCCGGCCGGACTAGCTTTAGCTCATGCTTGTAGCAATATGAAGAAGAGAATACTTATTATAGATAGAGAAAAAGAGATAGGGGGCTGTCACAGGGTCAAAAGAACAAGCTCAAATATGTTTACAGAACATGGTCCGCGTATATACTTATCAAGTTATTTGAATTTCTTTCGGATTTTGAATGAAATAGGGCTTGATATTGATGACATTTTTGTGAAATATAAATATGATTTAACAGAAATAGCTCTGCAAAAATTATTACCTGCATATACTTGGTGGGATATTTTTATGAGCGGCATTATGTATTTTATGTTTCTCATTGATAATAATTATGGTATTGATATTAGTATGAAAGAATATGCTGATACACATGGGCTATCAAAGACATATCAAGAGGTTGTCGATAGGTTATGCCGATTTATGGATGGTGGTAGCATACACACATATTCTATCAACAAAATCTTGAAAATAGTGGATGCTATGAATCTACTGGATGTATATCAACCTAGAAAGCCCTTGGATGTATCCTTATTTCCTTTATGGAAAGAATATCTGGAAAAACGAAATGTATCATTTATTCTAGGTGCAGCTGTCACTTACATACATAAAACAGAATACAATCAAAAAATCCAATATATTGTATTAAATGATGATAAGGTTATTTATCTGAATAAACTCGTCATTGCAGCGCCGCCAACAGCCTTGGTAAATATTCTAAAAGTTTCAAATTGTCCTGACTGTTTTGGTAATATTTCAAAGCTTGAAAAGTGGTCTCAGAAAACAAAATATATTGATTATATATCCATCACTTATCATTTCAAAGAAAAAGTACCTATTCCCATTGTAAATGGACTGACATTTGATACAGATTGGGGTATTGGTGTCATCAATTTAAGTGATTACATGCATAATATAGAATCTGGGTATGCAACAGTATTGAGTACAGCTATCAGCAAATGTGATACAATAAGTAAAAATATAATGAAAACTGCAAATGAATGTAGCAAGGAAGAGATTTATGCAGAAGTAATCAGACAGGTCCGAAAGAGTATCTATCCAGATTTGCCTGATACTTGGACTGCTGTCATGAATCCAAACATATTTTATGATACTCAGAAAAATAAATGGGTTAATGTAGATGATGCATATTTCAATGCCATAAGAACACAGAATATTGCATTCCATAGCAACCAGGTAGGTAATATCTACAATGTAGGAACACATAATGGATATGGATATGTAAGCTATACTACAATAGAAAGCGCTGTAAGTAATGCGCTCGCTTTGAGTTGCAAGTTTTTCCCAGAACTCAAAGCAAGATATTACTTGCTACGTTCATTGCATATCTCCGATATTATAGTACTAATTATGATTATTATTGTTATCATAACCATAATATTGGTAACATTATTACACAAGCACTAATATTTGAGATTCTTTACAGTGATATTTCCATCCACAATATCAATATATGTATATGTTTTAGCATCAAATGCAGTACGAAGAACTTGGTCTAGATGCCATACTTTATTTTTTAGATAAATATGCTTGGTTTCAGAATGTCCCACAAACATATACTCTAAGTTTAGGTGTCTGAAGAGATTATCATTATCATATTTATCGGCAGTCTTTCTAGTATACAAAATGCTGTTCTCTGTATCGAGAATGAGAGCATTCAGAAGTTGTGTTTCATCTGTTGTGAGGTCCATATCATACACGTATTTGTACCAAATATCATTCAGATCTTGAATATTCTTATGAAATGATTTTAACATCAGATAATGTTCCAAATGAAATCCGCCGTGACAAAAAAGGTAATTATCTACAATGGCTACGATTGGACGTTGGCTGATGATATATTGGATATCCAGTTTGTTCTTTATTTTTTCAATATTCATTAGTTCGTGATTTCCTATCATCGAGATAAAGATGCAACCTTTTTGTGATGCCAGTGTCTGTAAAAAATCTGTATATCTTATCATCCTGAAATGATGCTTGTTATTGATATCATCGTCATCAATGTGTTTTCTGTCAATCTGGTCGCCTAGTTGTACTACCAAAGTATTTGGTGGAGTTATCCAATTATTATTTTTGTCAATAATTTTCGCATTTTGAAGTATTGTTCTGAACCTACTGAGGTCATCGTGGATGTCCGCTATAATAACAAGTCTACTGATATTTACATACGTATGTTCTGTGGTATAATATGGTTTGATAACCATAGATAGTATAGGTGCTATCAGAATAAGATTGATGAAAGTACGTAGTAATTGCATTTTAGCATATATTTTTATTCATTTTTGTCTTATATTATTTTTGTATGTTATATTTTTTGTCATATTCATGCACTGTATGGAAGTAGATACTCTCTGCAACTTGAATGGTATCTTTGATAGTAATGGCTTTGTTTGCAAGTAAAGTAAAAGATAGAATAGTATAGTATGTGATATACGCATATACTATCTCAATAGAAATAAAAAAATGATTTATCATGACAAATAACATCAAGATGAAAGACATGCCAGCCTTGTCAAATACGTATTATCCTAATCCTGCTAGTGAAATGGCTTTGTTATTATCATTAGGCTATGCTATACTGGATAATCAGAACTTGCATATACACATGAATATACCGAAAACCTTGAAAAAGTCTAAAAAAATAGAAGGTATTCTGGCAAGAAACAGCAAAAAATAAATGAGATATAAGACAATTATAACCTAATAATATAGATAATGTCTATTAATATAGGCTTCAGAAATAACTCCTATTCACTTGACGATTTTGAATCATCTGGTGAAAGTAGATTAGTAGTCAATACATTTCACAATAGCAACGCTATCGTGATTAATCAGGATAATGAGGCTTTTAGTAATTGTGTTGTGAACTTTCGGAATAGCTATGCTAGTGGTATGATTAATAATATGTATACTATTTATGATATCAAAAATCGGTCTGCTATTATGCAGCTATCATCAAATGTTGTGATGAATAGCAATATCATTGTACGCGACCTCATATATACTGCATCGAACTTGACTGCATTTAATAGCAATGTAACATGTTTTTTAAAACATGCAAGCGATAAACTGTGTGTATATGATGCTAATAAATCTGTAGCATTTGAGGTTAATACAGATGATACTTCTATCAAAAATGTCAGAGTAGAGAATACACTCTATGTAGACCGTATACGAAATAATGCAGGCAGAACTGTAGAAATTGTCAATCCGAACATTGTGGGTCTTGTTATCCAGTCATTCAATACAGAACAAGCTCTGACTGTAAAAAATGTTCTAGGGCAGTACTATAACACTCCTACTATTTTAGTGAACCGCTATGACAATCTCATGAATATTATGCAGCTAGGTACATGTAATATCTATAAACCAGAAATTGTCAATCAGTTTATCATTGATAGAAAAGGAAATGTAGGCATAGGCCCAAAGCAACCTGATGCAAGACTAAGTATTTCACAAATAGATGATAATCCATATATCATTAAATATAAAGGAGTGAATGATGGTGATATTTTTAATATGATGGCGAATGGTTCGTTTGGCGTGGGTACAAGTACACCGGGAGCATTACTGCATATAGTACGCGGAGATGATATGAAAGATGATTTGATACGCAAAGACCCGATGCTTAGATTAGATATTCAGTATAACGAATTGTCAAATATTAGTTATGTTAGCAATATACAGACCATTGTTAACAAAAATAATTTAACAGGTGTCTTTGATTATAATGTTAATATTGTAAGAATTGAAGGTGATGAAAATATTATTAATACATCAAACTATTACAACAAGTTTCATATAGGCAATACTGAATTCAAAGAACGCTTTTGGAATAGTACTTATACAAGTAATATTGTCAAACTGAGAATTGCAACAGACAGTATACAATATGTACGTGGATTGAATACACATATTTACCGTAGTGAGAATATCATATACTATTCTTGCAATTTGCATGCTTATGAGAGACCAAGTGGGTATTCTTATTATGCTTATGATACTGGTTCATATGTTAATAATGATGTATCAAGTACACAAACAAGCAATTTTATAAGGAATCATGTTTATAACTATAGTGTTGTGGTTATGTCAAAAGATACCTATAATTATTCGGGGTATAATGCAATTGCTGGAGATGCGCGAAATAATGAAAACAGATTTGTTAATGCACCATTATATTATAGCAATCTGAATGGCATTATACAAAGCATTTTTTCACAAAATATAACATCAAATTTCATCCATAATATTTACTTCAATGTTAATGTATTGATTGAAGATGTTAACCATAAGGTAGATTATAAATTGGCTACTGATATGCAATTATATGAACCACCACATTATATACATTTGACATCCAATAAAGATTTTAAGGCCTGTATGACAGGTTATGGTTGTCTTTCATTGGGTTCACTTAGTATGACGTCCAATAAATATGTGCTGTTTGCAGACGGTTCCAGCTATTTAAGGAAGACAGAAATAGATGAAATATACAGTTCGAATTTGACTATTAATTTCAACGGAATTAACATTTCAAATATAAATGCTGTATTTTGCAATTCAAATGTCATAAGTAATGCATATATTCAGACTGCTTCTGTAAGTAATATGTCTGTTGTTAGCCAATTTTGTTCTAATCTACAAACTAGCAATTTGAATATAATTGAAATGAATGCACCATATATGAAAATGAATGCTTCACTTATCAATTATAATACATGCTTTTCTGTTACAAATAGTGTTAATGATGCCTTAAATGATAATAGTTCGCTTGTAAAATTCTCAGCACATAGAGGTCTATCAAGTGGTAACACATATTTCAAAAACTACAGAGGCCTCACTATTACAAATGATACTAATCTTATAGGCAAAAGTATTTATGAGCGTGTTAACCCTTCTATTGCAATTATTGGTTATGATGGTTCAATTCCATATATTAATTTAGGTAGAACAGGAAGTGATTATTTTGTTAGGATTAACAATCGTGATTATGGTATAAGTGGAAATACTACTGATGTATTTGAAATATGTTGCGATAATCTCACGGGTGATGCCAGTAGGATAAGTTTCTATAATAATTTATCAGATCAGACAGCGCAACCATCATTTATTAATCATATTAAGAATTTCAATGTATTAACATTCGGTGAATTGCCTAATGTATGCATAAAATGTTCCACTGATACAAACTTAGCATTCACGAATGGTACAAATAAAATAGCTCTCGGTTTTCCATATGGTGTTAATACATATGGTTTGAATAATTGGCCGAGATATTTTGATAATATTATTTGCAAGAATGCCAGTAGCAAATATGCACCATATATGTTGAATGTTTTTGGAAATATGGGGGTATTTAGCATAAATGGCAAGAATATGATGACTTTAAAAGTAGATAATGGAACAATTAACGATTCAACTAAAGAAATTGTTGTTATGACAGTGAACGGAGATATTAATAGTACTGGAAATATTGAATGTATTAAACTAATTGAATTATCTAATACATCTGATAGTAATATCAAGACAGATTTGAAGATTATAGATAATGCTCTTGAAAAAGTGAATGCTATAACAGGGTATACATTTAAGAATATTTTGACATCTAATAGACATGCTGGCTTGATAGCCCAAGAAATACAGCAAGTCTTACCAGAGGTAGTTGATAAAAATAATAATGGGTATTTAAGTATAAGCTACGGTCATGTTGTGGGACTTCTGGTGGAAAGTATCAAGGACCTTAGCAAGAAAATGGATGCTATTGAGAAGCGACTTGATGCATTGGAAAGCAAATAAATTGCTTCAAGATAGAGATAACAGAAACTTTTTGAGAATCAGAAAAAAATAAATTATGTACTTTTTTAGTATAGATAGATTTATGCAGAGTTTAGGGAATATACTATCATATACCCGTCCGTATTTTTCTCGATAGTTTGCAGATATTTTTCTCTTGGAATGCTACTGATATTGAGGTCATCGTATAATACTATCTTTTCAAATGTATTGCGTTTTTCTAAGTCATCTTCTGTATTACATAGAGCGCAATAATGACCTCCTTGCAATGACCCAAAATGTATTCCTAATGAAGACAGTGTGAACGTTATGTCGGAACTCAAGTTTGATAGAATAGAACCTTTTTTGAAACATATCACTTTATTGATATCAACTGGTTTAGTATCCTTCGATGTTATATTAGAAAATCGCTTGATAATAAAGATAATGACTGGGGGTATCTTCCAGATTTTAATTGTTTTTGTATATTCTGTATTTTCACAACATTTGGCACATTTCCAATCTCCCTGACGTTTTTCTTCCTGCAAAAAATCCCGCAACATTCTTGTTATAGTAGGGCATGGGCTGTCTTCTGGAATATCTAGGGAGATGCTTGTGAATGGTTCAAAATTATATAGGACATTATTGCACTTCTGACATTTTATAATATTTAGATAAAATCCCTGACAAGTTTCCAGCCATTTTGATGATTTGTTATGGTTGAACTTTCTTAAATTACATTCATATTTGTTGCGAAGTTGAGGACATTTTATGAGTGCCATCTTATATTCTAGTTCATTTGTGTATGTAGTGCCTAGATCTATATCTTCTGTGTGGTCTATTTGTAGTTGTGGTAATTCATAAGATAGGTTGGGTATTGTGCTAAGTTCCGTTGCTATCTTATCAAAGAGGAATATCCAGAGTTCGCCTATATCCATCTGTTCTCCTAATGTAAAAATGCCTTCTAAAGAAGTAAAAAGTTTATTCACAAACTTGCCTGGAATTAAGGACTTATTCTCTTTATGCATCATACAAAGAATTTCTTTCAAGTGATATGTTAAAGTCTCTTCAGGTAATTCAGCATCTATAATAGTATCTCTTAATTGTGGTTCTCTGCAGATAATCTGAATCAAACTATTAACAGCACAGGTTGAACCAATATTTTGCAATCCTTGCATTTTCTTTATCTTAGATAATAATAATATTTTTTATATATAGATAATGGCAAAGAAAAATAGTGGTAAAAAAGGCTCTAGAGGTAAGTCTTCAAAAGGTTCTAGAAGTCCCAGAAAATCTATGGGGACTGAGTTAGACCCTCAAAAAATGGCAAATCCTAGACTGCAAAACTTAGCTAGCAATAATGTTGCAGAATTTTTGGAAAACGATGTAGCAACGAACAAGGTCGCAAGTTATTCCCCATTAGCATTGTTTTTTATGGCTGTTTTATATATAGTTGTCATTAGTATTAATTATTTGGCTCTTATGTGGTTGCAGAAGTTGGATGAAATTAATTGTGAATGCAGCAGAAGCTGGATGCATACTTATATTAAGTATTTCTTGTATACATGGTTTGTTATAATTGCTATAGCTATTATTATCAATATCTACCTCTTTTTATCGGAAACTTCACCTCATCAAAGTGAAGTATATAAGATGTTTGGATATGTATTGATGGTATTCAATCTGTTTGGTTTTGCAAATGTCATCATTTCTTTGATTTATATTGACAAATTAAAGAGAATTAATTGCACTTGTAGTGAAGATGTCAAGCGTGAGATTTACTGGTATTACAACATTATCATTGTTGCATTATGGGCTTTTGCATTCTTACTTGGTATCATTTCAGCCATCATCTTTGGAGTTGTATTTGCCAAAATGTAAAATAACCAATCATCTCTGTTATTTTTGCAAAATAATATTCATATATTATAGATGATGCAAAACATCAACCGTACTGCAGTAATAAGTAATAAGTTTATGACATATTCTGCCCCCTATATGATATTTTTAGCTATAATCTATATCATTGCACTTGTAATCAATAGTATGACAATCATGTGGATACATAAGTTAGAAGAAATTTCCTGCACTTGTAGCGATGATTGGATGAGAAGCTATATCAAATATTTTCTTTATATTTATTTTGTTATGATAGTACTATCGCTTGTAGTTAACATTTATTTGTATATGTCTCAGATATCATATAGGGAAAGTAAAGTATATCAATATTTTGGATACTTATATGTTATAATATTCAATATACTTGGATTCATAAATATCATTATTGCATTAGTCTATATTGACCGACTGATAAGAATAAATTGTACTTGTAGCGAGGATATAAGGCGCGAGGTTTATTGGTACTACAATATCATCAAACTTGCATTATTTGGGTTGTTGATGATAATATCACTTATATTTATGATGTTTATGAGAAGCCTTATTCGGATGTAATATGTCAAGATGCTGGCATCTATTATTATCCAATATTAGTAGTAGGATGAATAAACAAGAATTATGGATTTTACTCATTGCATATATCATTGAGTTTCCTTTCATTATCATGGCACTCACTTGGATTCATAAATTGGAGGAAATTTCCTGTAAATGTAGTGATAACTGGATGAGAACCTATATCAAATATTTTCTATACATTTTATTTGTCAAGATGATAGTATCTATTATTATCCATATTTATCCTAAGGGTATATATGCATATTATAGATACTTTTCGTTGATATTCAATGTTGTTGCATTTGCTAACCTTATCATTGTTATCATATACATTGATGAACTGAAGACCATGAACTGTGTGTGTAGCGAGGATATAAGGCGCGAGGTTTATTGGTACTACAATATAGTAGCATTATCATTGATTGTATGTATATATTTGATAATATTTATGATGTTGGTATATTTTTGGATGTTACTCAAATCTTGAGCTTTGAAAGATTCTTAAATGGTTTTGCTAGATGTTTTCTCTTGCGAAGCAATGTAACAAACTTGATGAAAAAATCATCTTTGAGTTGTTCTAAATTATCCGCTAGATTTTTTCTGTAATGGTTTGCCAAGTATACATGATAGTCCATTCTACATTCTTCATATGATTTATCAGATGATACAAAAGGAATTGGCAGTCTGTAATCTGAGTTTTCTTTGATGAATTGCTGTACTAATGGATTCAATCTTATGATTTCCAGAATATTACTGTCAATTTCGTAGGTTGGTAAGTAATTATATTCTTTGCAAACTATTTGTCTAGGGTCTTTTTGCCATACATCTGCGTCATCATCTATGATAAGACTTCTTTCAGTGAAAACAAGTTGCTTGTATTTTTCTTGCTTGAGTTTAGGATATTTTTTATACAAGGCTTTACATATGGTGTCTTGATATCCTACAATGTCTTTTTGATAGGTATAGATACCAGATGGTGAAGCATCTTCACGAGCAAATATTGGTCTATTGAATTTGATATCAAAGCGTTTTTCTATAATTTCTACAAATGATGTAACATAATTTTTGGTACCTTTTGAGAAAATAAAGAACTCTGCTGTAGGATAGATTGATTTGATATCATTGAAACCTTGCTTTAGATGAGGACGAAATAAATTATCTGGTATAATTTCTTTCCAATGATCTTTGTTGATATCACAAATAGGACCATTTATTTTTTTATGCTTGCACTTATCCGCTATGAAATCTAATAATGTTTTGTATCCATTATAGATATCAGAATGTCCTATCAAAGTATTATCCAAATCAAAAATGAATATGACTGGTAAGTCTTTTTTCATCTACTTATCTAATAAATGCGAATATTTTGATGGAAAGTCTTCCCATTGCTGTCTTATTTGTGGGTCTTTCATGACTGTATTTCTAAATAGTTTTCTAAATCTTTTACAAATGACTGGTTCTATGCCCTTCATACGATTATTGCTTTTATCAAAGTCTCCCATTACACATATTGTATTTTCTGGATTTCCAAACTTTTTTTTGAAGTTCTTTATCATTTTACTCTCACTCTTTTGAGTATTTATGTATCTATTCAGTTTTAGTTTTCTAAATAATTTATTCTCATAATGTATATGTGTAATATATATAATCATTTTTTTATAAATATTGAAAAAATAAAAATCATGTTTAATCAACTTCATCTACTGTTGGCATTGGCTTTCCATCAGCAGTAGTGAATGAAGGCTTTGTGAATTGCACGTTACCATCTTCGGAAGTCTCAACATCGTCTGATGGCGGAGGCCCAGCTTGACTGTAAAGCTTTTGCATAAGAGGATTGACCTTTCCCTCAAGCTCTTTCTGTTTATCTTTGTAGACTTGAGTTTCTTCATTTGCATTGTCATCAAGCCATTTGATACCCTCTTCAATGATTGGGTCAAGCTCTTGCTTAACCTCCTCAAAAACTGGAGGAGAATCATCCTTCTTTGTCATAGAGTTCTTGAGATTATATAGATAATTCTCAAGTCCATTTTTAGCTTCTACCTTTTCTTTCAATCTTTCATCTTCCTCCTTGAATTGCTCTGCCTTCTTAATCATCTCTTCAATTTGCTCCTTAGATAGGCGCCCTTTGTCATTTGTAATAGTAATATTCTTTGTCTTGCCTGATGTCTTTTCTTCTGCAGAAACATTCATGATACCATTAGCATCAACACTTAGTTTCACAGTAATTTGTGGTACTCCACGTGGTGCAGGTGTGATTTGGTCAAGATGGAAACTTCCTAGAAGATTATTATCTTTTGTGAAACCGCGCTCCCCTTCATATAATTTTATCAGGACACCTTCCTGCATATCACTGTAAGTGCTGAAGACTTGTGTTTTCTCAGTGGGTATCGTAGTATTCCTCTCAATAAGCTTTGTCATGACACCACCTGCAGTCTCAATACCCAATGAAAGTGGTGCAACATCAAGGAGAAGCAATTCATTCGTCTTTGAATTTCCCTGTCCTGACAAAATGGCAGCCTGTACTGCAGCGCCATATGCAACAGCCTCGTCAGGATTCAATGATTTATTCAACTGCTTACCATTGAAGTAGTTAGAGAGAAGTTCCTGAATTCTAGGGATACGAGTAGTACCTCCTACAAGAACAATCTCGTCAATATCAGTCTTCCCCATCTTAGCATCCTTAAGCAGAGTATTCAGAGGCTCAAGAGTTCTCTGAAATACTGAATCAGCAAGCTGCTCGAATTTGGCTCTTGACAGTGGTGTGCTATAATCTACACCATCAAGGAGTGAATCAACTTCAATAGTGGTTGTAGTTGCAGATGAAAGTGTCTTCTTAGCCTTCTCAGCAGCAATATTCAATCGCTTCAGTGCCCTAGCATTCTCTCTCACATCCTTCTTGAACCTCTTCTTGATATCTTCACACAACCAGTCAACTACTAGGTTGTCAATGTCAGAACCACCGAGATGTGTATCTCCGCCTGTCGCCTTAACCTCAAAAATACCACCATCTAGTGTTAAAATAGATACGTCGTGTGTTCCCATTTGCACGACATTATTACCATAATAGCATTTAACTATTATTTCTCATACTTTCATATGAGTTTAGACTATATCTTATTTAGCCTTTCCTTTGATTTTATTTAAACTTTGTACCCAATTTTTAGGAGTAATCATATAGTAATCCTTGTAATATCCCTTATTTATTTCTTCTTTTACAGCATCCTCTTTTGCTTTCCATTTACCCGACTGTACTTGCAACTGATGCCCTATTTCAATAAGGATATCATTTATCTGAAAATCTACTCTGTACTTTCTTGTTTTACCTAGTATAATTGGACCATTTCTAACAATTATGCCACTATTATTACACCAATTGATAAACTTGTATTCAAGCTGTGACTGATATAGAACACATTCGCGAATACAATTTTGAGTGTTTCTAATCTTGTATGTCCTATTACAGAGAGTACAATCTTTACATAATATTCTATAACAATTCTTGAACTTTTCCAATCCTTTTGCTCTCCATTCTTGAGTGCAATTATCACATTTTAAAATAGGCTGATTGGCTTTGATGATAACATCATTTGTCTTGTCATAGAATACACTTGTAAAAAGTATCTGATTGTTTGTCTTGAAAACAGACCAGAACTCCAAGTCTTGTACTTTGAATTTTCCATTTTGTATTGAAATAATATTCTTTGATATTCTCTTATAATCATCATCAGTTAAATGTTGTTTATAATATGCATCTTTGAAATCATCGTCATATTCATCAAAAGCTTGTATACTTTCTCTTTGCTGTTCTTGTAATGTTTTTTTTAGAAAATTGCTATGTTCTAATCTTTTGTTTTCATCTTTATTTACACATAGATTGCATCTATGAGAACACTTGTTTACCTTTCTGAGGAATTGAGTTGTTCCCACAATATGAACTGTATAACAAGACACACATTTATATTTTATGTTATACTTGCATCGTTTTGATAGATGCTTGTCATTTAATGTTATGTGATATATACTGTTCTTTTTTGATGAATATTTATTACAAGAAAACTCTAATTTGATGTCATTGATTTCAATGGGAATTTTATTTGCATCTGTGATTTCAAGGATATTATTTACTATCTTTAATCTTTCCTCCATGTTGGGTACATTGAATATTTAATATATCATTTTTTTATATCAAAGGGGATACTAAACATCGGCACTCGTGGTTATTTCTATAACTAGTCGTTGAACCTTCTAGAATATTTCTATTCTAGCTTGGCTGCTGATTATCTATTATGTTGATTATACTTTCGCATAATACATATCTTTATCTTTTTCAAACCTTCGCATATATGCTCGCGCATTCCGCTGTGGTAGATAAAGCTTTAAGACTTTCCAGCAATTCACCGATTTCCGCAAATGTATAAATACATAATACGTATGGGCTAACACATGTTTAAAAACATGCTACCATAGGAGGCAGAACACATTTACCTCCGCAATCAAATACTAAAATATTCTTCTCTTTCTTGTCATCAGTTTTATCAAGACCATATGCAATGGCTGCAGCAGTAGGCTCGTTAATGATACGAAGCACTTCTAGTCCAGCAATGGCGCCAGCATCCTTTGTAGCCTGACGCTGGGAATCATTAAAGTAAGCAGGAACAGTTATGACAACCTTCTTCAGAGGATGGCCCAAATATGCCTCAGTAGTTTCCTTGAGCCTCTGGATAACCATTGCCGAGATTTCCTCAGGATGAAATTGCTTATCTTCATTCTTATACTTGACATTGATGAGAGGTTTGTTATTCTTATCGCCAGTAACTGCAAACGACCAGAGCTTGACATCATCCTGTACTACGGAATCATCAAACTTCCTTCCAATAAGTCGCATGGCATCATAAACTGTATTCTTCGGGTTCATGGTGGACTGATTTTTGGCTGCATCACCA